AAAAAAAACAAAAGGATTTGATAAGCGCCCAAAGAACTGCGATGCAAACTGCTCGTAGTCGCGAGGAAGCAATCGCAATTACTAATCGAATTCTTAAAGAAAAAGGGTACCACGTTTTAGTAACAGATAAACACCCCAGAGGCCATGTTAACACCCATGTGGTTAACAACATCGCTAGAAAAGCCTTAGCATAGCATTAAACCCCCAAAGGAGGTGAAACGTCTTGGCTATCATGAATCGCTTAGCAAAAATGTGGAATGCTTTTCGCTCGTATGAGGAAAATCCGGTCCAACCAACGTATTCGATTGGGCCAAGCACAAGCGCAAGGCCACATGCGACCCGTCCTCGATACTCTAATGAGCGATCTATTGTAGCGTCTATCTATACCAGAATCGCGATTGATTTCGCAGAGATTGGTATTCGTCATGTTAAGCTTGACGATCAAGATCGATATCTGGAAGACGTCGAAAGCTCCTTGAATCAGTGTTTAACGCTCGAATCCAATATTGACCAGGGGCCAAGGGCATTCAAGCAAGACATTGCCATGTCGTTGTTTGATGACGGTGCCGTGGCTATTGTTCCGGTAGATGTAACTATCGACCCTAATTCTGGTAACGTGTTCGAGATCGAAAACATGCGTGTAGGTAAGATTCTCGAGTGGTATCCTAAGCACATCAGAGTTAGTTTGTACAACGAAGCTAAAGGTGTTCGTCAGGAAATCGTTGTTGAGAAAAAGAACGCGGCTATTGTGGAGAACCCATTATATGCTGTGATGAATGAGCGTAACTCAACTCTTCAACGTTTGATCCACAAACTGAATCTTCTGGATGTGGTTGATGAGCAGTCCAGTTCGGGCAAACTAGACCTCATCATCCAGCTTCCTTACGTCATTAAGTCTGATGCTCGTCGGCAGCAGGCAGAAAAGCGACGGGAAGACATCGAGTTCCAGTTGAAGGGGAGCCAGTACGGCATCGCCTATACTGATGGTACTGAAAAGATCACCCAGCTAAACCGACCCGCGGAGAACAACCTTCTTAGTCAAATCGAGTATTTAACTAAGCTGCTATATTCTCAGTTGGGCATTACCGAAGAGGTTATGAACGGTACTGCTGACGAAGCGACCATGATTAATTACTACAACCGGACTATCGAGCCTCTTTTAGAGGCAACGGTTGAGGCCATGCAACGGTCCTTCTTGGGTGCAGATAAGACATCTAAGCAAGAGCGAATCAAGTACTTCAGAGATCCGTTCAAGTTGATTCCTCTTTCTCAGATTGCTGAAGTTGCCGATAAGTTTGCTCGTAACGAGATCATGACATCGAATGAGATCCGAGCTGCTATGGGTATTCCTCCGCACCCAGACCCGAAGGCAGATTTGCTTATCAATAGCAACATGCCTCAATCAAGTATCAATATCGGGATGCCTGGTCAGGAAACTGTTCCATCGCAACCAGTAATTGACCCAGAACAAATGGCCTCCGATATGGATGCTATCATGAATGAAGTTTTCGATGGACTTAATTCAGACATTAATGTTTTGGCCAAAGGATTACAGTGATGGCTGATGTTGAAGAATTCGTAGATACGTTTTTGAAACACTATGCGTCACCTTGGTATGACCCTGTAAAAGCGCATGAATACTACATGAGAACTAGAGAACTGAAAGGGCCTAGCACCTCAGATCTTAGGGGTAAAAAGAAGAAAGAAGCATTTACGATAGCCAAGTCAAACATTGACGCTGCTCGAAGGAAAGAAATTAAGGATCTTTCTGGCACCAAAAAGGTCGATATGACTAAGGTTCGTCTAAACGCAAAAGCCAAGCAAACGGAAGTTCGTAATTCAGTAAAAGAGCTTATCTCTCGATTAAATCAAGACCTTAATGGACAAAGAGCAACTATTGCGGCGGATCGAAATGCGAAACTGCAAAAGATTGCTTCCGAAACCCAGGCTAAACTTGACGCCCTTCCTCCGCTTCCAAAAACGGTTAGCAAAGAGGTACGAGCAATGCGGGCGCAAGACATAGCTCAGATCAAAGGTGAGGGCAAAGCTAAATCGGGGAAGGTTCTTGCCGAAACAAAGACTCAAGAGCTGCAAGTTAAGTCTGCTACATCGGTAGAAAACAAAAAGGCTCAAGAATCAGCTAAGGCTAATGCGCAACGGGTTAATGCAGAAATCAAATCCGCAGTCTCTAATGCCCAGACAAAGTACAAGGCATTACGAGAACAAACGATTGCTAAATACAAGGCCATCATTCAAAGCGAGTTCGATGCCATCAAACAATCAGGTAGTTCTTCGAAAGGATAGTCAAAATGGAAGCAGATTTCAGTGGTTGGGCGACCAAGAACGGTCTTAAATGCACCGATGGTCGAACCATTATGCCCAACGCATTCCAGCATCAGGATCAGATGACGGTGCCGCTGGTTTGGCAGCATGGTCATAACGACCCCGAGAACGTGCTGGGTCATGCGATTCTGGAGAACCGTGATGAGGGCGTTTACGCCTACGGCTTCTTCAACGACACCGCCAAGGCTGAGCACGCCAAGAGCCTTGTTGCGCATAACGACATTAACATGTTGTCTATTTGGGCCAATCAGCTCATCGAGCGCAGCAGCAAGGTGTTCCATGGGGCCATTCGTGAGGTCAGTCTTGTTCTTTCCGGCGCCAACCCCGGGGCCGTGATCGACAACATCAACATCAGTCATTCCGATGACGACGAGCTTGAGCAGCTTGACGAGGCTATCATTTACACCGGCCTCGAGCTTGAGCATGGAAATCTCTCACACGATGAGGATGATGAAGAGCCTGAGGTTGAGGAAGAGCCTGAGGTTGAAGAGGAAGAGGCAGAGGAAACTCCCGAGGTCGAAGAGACTGAGGGCGAAGCAGTTGAGCACGCATCTACTAATGGGGGGGATTCGGCAGATAGTTCTAACCTCACCCTTGCAGACATCTATAATTCCATGACTCAGGAGCAGCAGGATCTGCTCCATTTCATGATCGGCGAGGCGCTTGATTCGGCTTCGGCACAGCATTCAGATATTGAAGATAACAACGACGCCGAGACCGGCAAGGAAGGTACCACCGAAATGAAGCACAACGTTTTCGAGACGAAAGATGACACCACCGTGAAGCATGAACTGTCGCACTCCGACATTGAGTCCATCGTTGCCGATGCCAGCCGTGTTGGCTCGCTCAAAGAGGCCGTCACCTCCTATGCCCTGTCGCATGGTATCGACGACATCGACAACCTGTTTCCCGATGCTCAGGCGATCGATTCGGTTCCTGAGTTCCGCAAGCGTCGGACTGAGTGGGTCAACGTCGTGCTTGAGGGTGTTCGCAAGAGCCCGTTCGCGCGAATCAAGACCCTGTCCGCCGACCTCACTTTCGAGGACGCTCGTGCCAAGGGCTACGTCAAGGGCAGCCTGAAGAAGGAAGAGTTCTTCGCTGTCGCCAAGCGCGTGACCACCCCGACCACCATCTACAAGAAGCAGAAGCTCGATCGTGACGACATGATCGACATCACTGACTTCGACGTTGTGTCGTGGCTCAAGGGTGAGATGCGTATCATGCTTGACGAGGAAATCGCCCGCGCGATCCTCTTCAGCGATGGCCGCGATGTCTCGCATGAGGACAAGATCAACGAGCAGAACGTTCGTCCGATCGCCAAGGACAACGAGGTTTACACCACCACGGTGAATGTGAACCTCGATGACGCTTCTTCGACTGCCGCCGAGATCATCGACGCGCTGATCCTGAACCGTCGCCACCTCCGGGGCTCGGGTCTTCCCACCATGTTCACCACCGAGAGCTACATCGCTCAGTTCATGCTTCTGAAGGACACGACCGGTCGTCGTATCTACAAGTCGCTTGACGAGGTGGCTGCGGAGCTTCGCGTCACGACCATCGTTGCGGTCGAGGCCATGGAAGAGGATGACGAGATCGTTGCCGTCATCGTCAACCCGATCGATTACGTGCTCGGCGCGGATCGTGGCGGCCAGGTGTCGATGTTTGACGACTTCGACATTGACTACAACAACTACAAGTACCTGATCGAGACCCGGATCTCCGGTGCGCTCGTGAAGCTGAAGTCGGCCCTGGTCGTCAAGAAGGTTGCGGGCTCGGTTGTCCTCATCATGCCGGATGCTCCTACGTTCGTCAGTGACACTGGTGTTGTGACCATTCCCACCCAGACCGGCGTTGTGTACAAGAACGCTGCTGGGTCCACGCTGAGCGCTGGTGCTCAGACCGCTATCGCGGCCGGTGCCACCGTCATCATCTACGCCGAGCCCGCGTCGAGCTCGTACGCGTTCAGCAATGACAACGACGATCAGTGGGCGTTCACCCGCGAGGACGCCTGAACCAACTAGGAGATTCCAATGAATCGATTTTCTGGTAAAGTCGGTTATGGCGAATCTCAAGAAGTACCAACTGAATCCGGTATTTGGGTTGATGTAATCATAGAACGTCAAGCTTATGGCGATGTGATTCGTAACTCTCGAAAACTGGAGAATGGCGCAAGCCTTAATGATAATATTTCAGTTGGTAATTCTATTAGTATTGTGGCTGATGAATACGCGAACAATCATTTCTTTGCGATCCGTTA